GCTTAAATTTAATACTTCTATCAAGTAGCGTAGAGTTTTTGATGTTGTCTGACGGTTCAACGCTGCAGATGTTACATATATCTAACACTATATTTTTAAGGGATGTTGGGAAAGTTAATTTGCAATCATACTTAACATTAAACTTATGCGTCCTGTCGTAACACTTTAACTCCCAACTTTTCATATTACTACCTACTGAGTCCACAATAAACTCACCTATTGACGTAAAGTCAAAGTCCTGGGGTGTTTTAACCCCAATCTCTACTTTTGCCAGTTTATCCTTAAAGTTTGATTCTCTGAAATTTTCGTATTTATCTACTAGTTTTATAGTAGCTGATGCCATGAAGGCAGTTCCTACTTCAAAATCATTACTCTCTGACAGACCAGTTACGGCTCTTATGCTTTCTAAGTGTTCATCAGTAAATACTTTATCTCCGATTGTCACTTTTGCCCTAAGCTCCCTTGCTGGTTTTGAAAAAGCTTCTTTGATAATCTTACTCTCCATGCACATCACCTACCTTTCTATCAAGTTAAACTTAAGGTCAGTCCAAAGTTCTGTATTACTGTTGTATAAAGCCACGCTTCTATCACCACAGTACATCTGTCTGGTCATTTGACCCTCTAGGGGGTCTATAAATGAGACATTAAAAAATACCCCGGTAATAGCCCCCAAGATTGCCCTTATATCATCACTTTGCAAAGGGCCAAACTCAAGTTCAATCTTTCGTTTAACCGCAATTCTATCCCTCATCATTTCACCCTTTACATTTCTGACAGAGGAGTCTGAATCTAGGTCTTGTAGTGATACCTTATACGGCTTTGCGTACTTAGTCACATCAAATCCATTTATATTTATCATGTAAAGTTTCCCCCTCTCTAAGTGAATACTGGCTTTCCTGTACGTTTTTGCACATCATCTATATACTCAACTGACTTCTTACCAATTACTTCTCCATCTAATTCTAAGACTATATTAATGGTCTTTGGTTGCGGATTGTCGTTGTCATTTCCACCCATAAGGTCTATTATCTCTTTAATAATGCCATCCTTATCTGGTGGTGGTTGAGGTTTTGTATCTCCCATAAATGAGAGTTCAGGTTGGTAAAGTTCTGGGATATTCATTAAGTCTTTCATAGCGTCCATAACCTTACCGGATTCAGCTTCTATACCTATAGCCATACCCTTAGGAATCATCTTACCTATCTGGTCCCTAAATACTCTTGATGGCGAATGAATACCAAACCAGTCGCACACAGTATCAACTACCCTGTCACAGAATCCACCTAGTTTATCTAAAATCCAATCAGCAACTGATGATATACCATTCCATAGCCCTATGATTAGATTTTTACCTATACTGAAAAGGTTAATGCTCTTTATAGCATTGAATATACTTCTTCCGACATTGGCCATAGCTGTGACTGCACTACTCATTGTATTGCCTATACCCCTGGCAATATGCCTAACTAGGTCACATCCGGCTGTTAGGAACTTGGCAAAGAAGTCTACTATAGCTTTTAGCGCCTTAGAGATTCCCTCACCACATAGTCGGATTATTTCGGCCCAAAGATTTATGTACCAAGCAACGAATTTAGCCATAAAATCAGTTGCACCCTTTAATATGGTCATTACTAGGTCGCCTAAGCCCTTTAGGACCTTAGAGCCAAACTCGGTAACTCCCTTAACTATACTATCCCACGTATCGGATATGAACTTGCCTATGCCAGTAAATATATCGACGCAGGCCTTTTTTATACCTTCCCATATCTTTTTAATTTCAGGACCTATCTTATCCCAATTTTTCCACAGTACTACTGCTATTGCTACCGCAGCACCAATGGCCAGTGTAACAGCTCCTATAGGTGAGCAGATAAAAGCGAATGCCTTTGTAACTAACCCCAATGCCGGAGCTAAGTTTGCTGATAAAATTGTTCCCAGACCAGTTTGTGCAATACTCGTCGCTAGTAGATAACCCTTATATGTTAACAGGGCTGCTCCTGCACCTGCTATTGCACCACACAATAAATCGAATGCTGGATTACCTTCCTGTAGGATCCACTCAATAAGTTCACTAAATTTATCTAACAGTGAAGCTATTATATCTAGCACCTTACCAATTGCAGGTCCTAGAATCTCTAAAAACTTTCCCGCTACCGGGGCTATAAATTCAGAATATATACGCCCAGCTAATTCAAATAGTCTTGTTGCAAGTCTTCCTATTGACTCAAATAGATGATTTCCACCATTATCCCATACACCGCAAAAGCGACTTGTCATAGACTCAAATAGCCCAGATGTGGCATTTAGGCACTGCATGACCGTATCGGTGATAGACGGCCCAAACTTAGCCCATAGACCATCTAAAGACCCAGTTACATCATTTATTAAGCCAAGTATGTTATTAAATCCATCTCCTATATGCTGTAGGAATTCTGTGCCTATCTGGTTCTTTTCCCAAGACTCTTTAAAAGTCTTTGGTATTTGTGAAAACAGATGTGTTATATTACCCAGGATATCAAGGCAATTAACTGCTATTTCATCACCAACAGTCCCCCATACCTCTCGTATACTATTAGTTATACTTTCAAATAGCTGAATGATATTAATTATTCCATCAGCTATATTTTGGATAATTTGTGTACCTCTGCCCTCGTCATCCCATGCTAACCTAAACGACTTAGCTATATCACCTATTAGTAGTAATATGCTCTGTAATAAGCGCTGTATGGAATCTAACATTTGGGTTCCAGTGCCATTGGTCCACACTTCATACAAAGACCTACCTACTGATTTTGCAAGTTCAGAGATTTCACCCATGGCATATTTAAAGGCATTTACTGTATTTTGGCCCTCATTTGCCCAAGACTCCTTAAATGGCTTAAATATACCATCCAGTATCTTCTTAAATTTATCAAATGCAGATGTATCACCGATTTCAGTAGTGGCAGCATTAACCCAACTAGGTGCGTCACTCTCTCCCGATTTAACATCTTCAGCATCTGATTTCAAATTAATCGTATTGATCTCATCAAATCCGGCCAAGGATCCTATCATTTCCTTAGCTGACTTCTTGACTTTATTGGCAGTCTTTTGTGACTGTTTGCTCATTTCCTTATAGGCCGCCGTCTGGGCATTAAGCTGTTTAGCCCCCTGTACGCTAGCCTTATAAGTTGTTCCAAACATTGTGGCTATAAAGGCCGCCATATATCCGGTTGCCTTAGCCAGCCAAGACATCAAATTTACCAAAGCGGGAATTATAATATCCATGATTGGTTGGAAAGCAGCTGCAAGGTTTAATTTTACAGTGTCCAGTGAAGCCCTATATCTTTCATTGGCCATTAAGGCATCACCTATATACCCTGTAAGTCCCCTTAGCATTTTAGATATTGTGCCAATTATAAATAATCGCCTGAATACTCTCCAAAATGACTTATCTAATGTTCCTAGACTTTTGCTGCCTCTCTCTCCTGCGTTTTGGGCTGCTCTGCCTAATCTTTTAAAGCCGTTGATGGTCGGTTTAAACGGCAACATCATAGCAGACCTCATGCCCCTAAAAGTCCTGTTAGTGATACTTTTTAGACGTGAATTTGTTTTAGATACGGCTTTAGTTACTCCCGAAGTAGCACTATTTGCCTTATCCTGTAACATCTGCATATGTCTTTCTGTCTGACTAAGTTTAGAGTTTAAATTACCAATACTTATTCCTATCTTATCTACTGCCTGATTTTCTTTAGAAATCTCAGCGGCTAGTTTTTTGGCGCTAGCTGTGTTAGGGTCAAATACTTCTTTAACCTGTCCGCCAACACTTTTCATTGACGTTGCAGCCTTTTTATATTCAGCCTCTAACTCTTTAATTTTCTTAATGTGCCTATCTGCTGCTGATTCTTGTAGGTTGATTGTTTCTTTAATCAGGGCTATCTGTTCCTGGTAATATTGTATATCCGCTTTAATATTTGTCTTAATCGGTGGTGCCCTTGGTTGTGGTATGCTTATCTTATCACTGATATTAGGTATGACATCTTGCCCAGGGTTTATCTGCTGAGTGTTTAGTGCTTTTAGCTTTTCCATAAGGATATCAACGGCCTTACTAATGCCACCAATCATCTTCTGCAGTGCCACATCAACTTTAGTTACTGTCTGTTCCATGCCAGTATCGACTTTTTCCATAACTTTATCCATCTTAGCTGTAGACTGTTCCATGCTCTTGGCAAAAGCTTCACCCATCTTAGTAGCCCCTTCTGGAGTTTCAAACATGGACTTTATCTTCCCAGCTATTGAGTCGGTCACTTTGCTAAGTGATTCAGAAATATCTGCGTCTAACTCAACTCCAAGCTTTACTGTACCTACACTATCTGACATACCAATCACCTCACTTTCTATTGCTGCATATATCTACCCAAATGCTTTTTCAAACATGAGCTCTAGTTTCTTCATCATCAATTCGTTTTCTTCTTCTGTGCTTAATCTGGCTTGCTTACGTCTCCAGTCTTGTCTTATTTTTCTTTGGTGTTCATTAAAAGTCTTTAATGTTTCCTTGTCCTCTTCTGACCTTATGGATACGACTTGACCCAGTGGGGTCTTTGGCATAATTCCACTAAGTAGTGTACAAAACTCATCCCACTGCATATCCGTCTCTCTAAGCCTAATACCATACTGTGTTACAAATGAAGCCTCTATCAGGTCCCAATCCTCTACAAGGTCGTACCATCTAACTTTTTTTCCTGAGACTCCCCCTCTTCTTCATCAAGGCCCATCATTGCGTTAGATATCGCCTCTACTATAGCCTGTAAGTCTGGGATTGTGAAATCCTGCGACTCAACATATTCAAGACCTTCAACCCCTATGCCTATAGACACGATTTCTCTTAGCAATTTTAAATTATCTTTTTCATTCTCGGCTATTCCCTGGATAGCAATAGCGCCCTTAAGAGAACTATTTACCTTAAATTCCTTACCCTCTTCAAATTTAATTACTGGCTTTTGCCTAGTCAACTTGCTTGATATATCATAAAACTGTTTAGCCATATATAAATCTCCTATTCTAAAATAAAGAGGGCCACATATACCATGACCCTCACATAAAATAATCTATAAAACTATAACCACTAAGACCTATTTAATTAAGCCTGTGGTGCTGGTGTAAACTGTGGCTTTCCATCACTCATTAGGTCAAATTCAAGTGGTGCAACATTTGTTGAATCTGCACCCTCTACATTCTTAACGTCAATTATCGCGTCAAAGGCTAATTTAGATCCGTTAGGGAACTCAATTTCTGCCTTTGTGGAGCAGTCAAGTCCATCCTTCCATGCTACATCAGCCACATAGTCGTTACCATCATCTCCTACATGCCTCTTACCGTTTAGGGATATACTAAAGCCCTTACCTGTCATAAGGCGCCTTACCCATCCGTCCGTATCCATTGGTGTCCACTCTTCTACGTTACCATCAATAGATAGCGAAAATGTTTCAAGGTCCTTTATTATCTTCATGTCGGCAGCCTGTGACTTTGTTCCTTTAATGCCGACTTTAAATTTTATCTTGTATACTGGATAAACCCCAGCTAGTCCATTATTCTTAGGCATATTTTACCTACCTTTCATATAATATATCGAAGTTGATTACGTATTCATAAATCCCGTTGTCATCAACTCCTAACCCTATTGGGTTTGCGTCTCTTAAATCGATTTTAATAACTCGGTGCCCGTTTATAACTGGATTCTGCCCCCATAAAGCATTGTAAACTTCCATTGATTTTAGTTCTGTCTCAATGGTATTTTTCGTCCAATGTATCAAGACTGAATAGCCTTGTATAAAGGTACTTGTATTTTCTAATCCACCTACACACACCTTATTAGTGCCCATAGATGGTTTAGAATACACACAAATACCTTTTACATCATTGCTTCTTAGGGAACCACTGTACCAACGGTCCACACCGTCTATCTTACTTTTTAGATAATCTTTTACATTAGAAGCTGTTATCACTTAATCACACCCCCTGAATTCATTTTCAAGAAGATCCCCACTGTATTAGCCAACCATTTTCTACCATCTCCGTATTGCCAGTAGTCACACCATAAGCCCCTAGCATTGATATGCTTATCCTTACTAAAATTATATTCAGGGTGGTAGTATAATCGTCTAGCATAAGGGGTATCCCACGATATGTAACCCTCGTTGTCTACTACTCCATGATGTTCAGAGTCTTTTAATATACCATCTCTAAATGGCACTACCTGTTTACTCTCTATTTCAGTAGCTAAGGCATCCATAGTCATTTCTAGCGTGGGTGTTGCTGCTGATTTAATCTTATCTATAACCTCTTGATTTAGGGTTATTTCTACTTTTACCTTAGTCATTAAATCAACTCCATTTCAGTTGAATAAACAGAGCCATCAGGATTTCTTGGTCTAGATGTTCTGTAAATAGTCCTGGTCTTTCCATCAATTCTGATGAAGGCCTTGTTAAAGGCTAAGTTAGTGTATACAACGGCAATACCTGATAGCTCTATAACCTGTCTATTTTCGTCTAGAACGCGTCTTATAGCTTCCTCATAGTAACACTTGCCCTTATACACTAAATCCTCTGTGACGCCATCCTCGCCATCTATTTCTTGTATTACCTCAATATCAGTATTCATCATAATACTAGGTGGTTTTGGAAATTTTCCTATCATCTTAGCACCCTACAGGTCAAGCCTGTCCCTCTCAGGTATTCCACGACTTCTTTTGAAGTTCTAATACCACTAATGCTGACCCCAATATCACCAAAATTCATTGATGTTTTTGATATCGAAAAACTATTAAGTGGCATGTCTAAATAGTCTTTGTAATCACACAAGAATTTTGCATGTGCGCACACAGCTTCTTTAATTAGTGACTTTTGGTAATCTGTAAGATTGCTAAATCCATAGCCATTTATACGACCAAAACATATTATGTTGACCTGTCTAGATGCCCTTTCCAGGTAAACTTCTGTTTTATCATCTAATTCCTCATATCCTAATCTAACGTAATCATCTATTGTGGCATACATCTTTATCACCTACCTTAAAATAAAGGGGGCAATAAAAATTACTGCCCCTCTGATTCTTGATTATCTTCTGACTGTCCCTGTGTGCCTTTTAGCTTATTCTTTAGCTTGGTATTTTCAGCCTTAAGCTTCCTATTTTCAGCCTTAAGCTTTTCTACCTCTGACACAATGTCTCCTGGAGCTTCTACAAGCTCTAATTCATCAGAATAAATCGAATACCCATTAGCTATATAGGTATCCTTTTCAACTTCATCAATTTTATATTCTCTATTTCCCTTTACTGCGTACATGATTTACCCCCTATTCTGCTTCAGATACTATATACAGCCCTTCTTTTTTCTGCTTGATTAAAAATAGATCCTGGAATGACCTATTCTGATATAACCAACCAAAAGCAGCACGAGGTGTAGACCCCTTAGGCCATAAATACACATCCTGAACCTTAATTGGTGCGATTATTGCTGATGTGTGATAAATCATCATATGCATTTGCTTAGCTGACCCACCTGGTTTAAATCCATCAGCAAAATCATAAACAGTCTTAAATCTATCAGATGGCACTTTTTCGATGGATACTTCATCTAAACTTCTGACATTCCTGTTAATATTTGCATCACCAGTAACCTCTAGTGTTCTCTGAATCTTTTCGGCATTTTTAAGCATCCTGTATACTGCTGGTGTTACCTTCATCTTTCTACCCTCAGATGGTACACCTGCTTCATCCATATATTCCATTGCCTTGTCAAATACTTCTAGGATGTTGTTGACTGTAAGTACAGTATTATCTATCTTAGCGCCATGCGTCTTAGCGTCTGCATATAGCTTAGAATACCTGTAGGCATCTGTTTCAGGAATAGCCTGGTCTTCCATGAAAGCTGATGTTATATTTCCGGCACTTAGCACCTGGTTAGTTTCATCAACATCCATCTCATCAACATAGAATTCTATGTCTCTATCATGAGTCAGCTTATAAGGTGTCCAATCATTAGTGATTGTACCCTTATTCACGTCACCATTTCTCTTATGGTCCTTATAGCCTGATAGAGCTATTGTTGGAATCTTAATTGTCTGTGCGTCGATAAACTTATACTTTTTATTCGCCGCCATATCA